GTGGTTTATGTGACGAATTCAGTTTCGTCTATTTTAGTGAAGAACGTACTAGGATTAGTGTTGTACCAGCTGATGTCTTATTCGCTACAATAGGTGATTCTGACTCATTCAGTATAGACGCTGAGTTGCTTAGTGATGGTACAATGCAGCATAAAAATACCTTAATATATTTAAAATATGAGCTTGATTATATAGACGAGAAGTTCTCTGATATTGCTGGTAAATCCACCAGCGATCTACTGGAAATGATACCTCATGATTTGATAGACTTATCCGACACTTTAAATAGAGGGATGGTTGGGGTGTTTGCTGAGTTCTACGCACTAAGTATATTAGGCGGAAATATAGACGGTGGGGTCGGTTGGGATATAACGACTGGTAATAGTAAGCACTGTGTTGCTGGTAAATTAGTAGAAGTTAAGGCAGCTTTCGGGACGGTGGGTAGTAATACTCTGAGGGTTAGATATCTTCTTAGCAAATTGGGGTTAGCTGATTTCTTTTTGTTTGTGAATATGGAGCATTACCCCTTATATATCGAATCTTCATTAATACCTGTCTCTAAGGTGGTGGAACTGGATTTGATCGACGCGGATGATAGTTACGTGTGGAGAAATATAGAGCCGAAAAACCCCAAAAATGGAAGGATTGATCAATGCACTAGGGTCTATATAGAACATCTTATAGAGGATTGTAAGGAAAATACTTTAGATATTTAGCAAATAAAGCTTTACTTTTGGTTTCAAATGCGGTATAATTAGGTATAGTTTGTTGAGAAGGAATATATATTATGAATTTAAGATCCCAAGAATACCTCGCGAAATTACTAGCTAAGGAAAACGTTACTGTTCAACACGGTAACTATTCCACCGCTTCGTTTGAACCAGAAGCTCGTATTCTTCGCCTCCCTCTATGGGTTGATAAGGGTAAAGACGTTTATGACTTGTTAGTTGGTCATGAAGTAGGTCACGCCCTTTATACTCCTGCTGCTGGTTGGCATGACGTGGTACGGAACTCTCCTGTACCACCTGCTTTCTTCAATATCGTTGAAGATATCCGTATTGAACGTAAGATCCAAGAAACTTATCGTGGTATCGTTAAGCCTTTTAAGGCTGGATATAAGCGTCTGTTTGATGACAACTTCTTCGGTACTAACGATCGCACTCCTACCTCCTTTATGGACCGTTTAAACGTTCAGTCTAAAGGTCGTGGATACTTCCCTATTACTTTCTCTGCTGAAGAGCAACCTTATGTTGATATGGCTATGGCTGTTCAAACTTGGGATGATGTTGTAGATGTTTGTGAGAAGATCTTCGCTTTCCTAAGTGAGACCGCTCCTAAGCCTAAACAGGATGAAGAGGAAGAAAACTCTGTTTCTATAACTGATGATTCTACTGAGTCTGGTGAAACCGTTGAAGACGATTCTACTGATGAAGGTGAAGAGGAATCTGAAGGCGAAAGTGAAGATGAGTCTGGCGGTGAAGCTGAAGATGAGCCTGAAAGTGAAGCTGAAACGGCTGCTGAAGGTCAGGGAGGTTCTGAGGCTTCTCTTGAATCATTCACTGATGAAACTTTCCGTGAAAATGAAAGTTCTTTGTCTATGGGTGGTAACGGTATTGCTCCTCGTTTCTCGTCTGGTATCTCTAAGGCTAGACAGGCTGATATGATCGTTTCTTATAAGGAACTGAAAGAGGAACGTGAAGCACTAGCTGCTAAGTATGAAAATACTTATGTTAATATGCCTCTTCTTCATGACTACTATGAGAAGTCTATTAAGCCTGCTCTAGAGTCTGCTAAAAGTCAACTCGCTCGTGAGTTTGAACGTAAAAAAGCCGCTTATGAATATACCCGTTCTACCGTAGCTAAGACTGGTGCGTTGAATATGAACCGTCTTCACCAGTACAAATACTCTGAGGATATCTTCCTTAGTGTTAACCGTCTGGCTGAAGCTAAGTCCCACGGGATTGTGATGTTCATTGATATGTCTGGTTCTATGACTATGATCTTAGAAGACGTTATTAAGCAAGCTATTACTGTTGGTATGTTCTGTAAGGCTGTTAATATTCCGTTTGAAGCTTACACCTTTACTACCTCTCGTAATGCTCGTGCGTATAATGGTCGTGATAACGATGGAACTAACGAGATATTTGCTTCTTACGACCCTAGTTTGGTTCAGGTACTTACTACTGATCTAAACACTAAAGGTTTCGCTGAAGCTTGTAAGTTGTTATGGGGCGCTTCGCAACTTCATACCTCTCACTCTTTCCGTTCTGGTCGTATTTACTCTTACAGTATGTCTCATAGTGCTACCAAGTTTGATGGTATGGGTTCTACGCCTCTAGTTCAAACCGTTATTGTTGCTGAAGGTATTATCAAGAAGTTCCAAAATAAGTACGGAATCCAAAAGACCAACGTTATGATGTTGACTGATGGATTCGCTGATAACCTCCACACTAAGAATGACACTAAGATTGATGGCGGTGCTGTTACCCGTTACGTTCGTGCTATTAGTATGGGTGGCAAGGTTATCACTGCGAATAGCTCTATGGAGTTGTATGAGAAAGCTCTTGGTCGTCTTAAGGAATTGACTGGTGCTAAGATGATCGGTTTCTTCCTAACTCAAACCAATAGAGACTTCTACTCTGGCTGCAGCGGTATCTCTGATGAAGTTACCCGAAAGGCTATGGCTGTTTGGAAGAAAGAGAACGTTTCTAACTTGAACCGTGTTAAAGGTTATGATGAGTATTTCATCGTTAAGCTTAACAATAAGACTGATACTGAGTTCTCTGTAGATGATGGTGCTGCTATCAAGGATATCAAACGTGAGTTCCTAAAGTTTAACCGCTCTAAGAAAGTATCCCGTCAACTAGTGAACAAGATAGCGGCTGCTGTAGCCGCTTAATTTAATTTGAAATGATTTGAAAAAAAGCTTTACTTATGTGTTGGGATGCGGTATAATAGTTGTATATTGAATGAAGGAAGGACTATATTATGAATTATGAAAATCTAACTACGCAGTTCCCTGATCAAACTGAGTTTTCACCGAAGGAGCTAATCGCTGCTGGTATGGATAACTCTGAAGTTAATGATCTAATTAAGAACTCCCCTAAAGTGCGTCGTGGTGTTTACGACCTGTCTATGGCTCTTGGTACTACTGCTAAGAAAACCACCTCTGTAACTCCTATTACTGCTATTAAGCATGCTGGTGTAAGCTCCGTTTCTAACGGTGATGTGTATATCCCTAAAGTTGATAAGACCTTTGTTGCTTGGGGTAACTTCGCTGACATAACTAAAATCATTAAGTCAGGTATGTTCTACCCAACTTATGTTTCTGGTCTGTCTGGTAACGGCAAAACCTTTATGGTTGAACAGGCTTGTGCTCGCGCTCGTCGTCAATACGTTCGTGTTCAAATCTCTCCTGAAACTGATGAAGATGATTTGATCGGTGGTTTCCGTCTAATTGATGGTGAAACAGTATTCCAGAAAGGTCCAGTTATTAAGGCTATGGAAGCTGGAGCTATCCTAATGATCGATGAGATCGACCGTGGAACTAACAAGATTATGTGTCTCCAAGGTATCTTGGAAGGTAATCCTGTAATGATTAAGAAGACTGGTGAGGTTATTGTACCTGCTGAAGGCTTCAACGTTATTGCTACTGCTAACACTAAGGGTAAAGGATCTGAAGATGGTCGGTTCTCTGCCGCTACTATCATCGATGAAGCCTTCTTGGAACGCTTCGTAGTTAACATTGATCAAACCTTCCCTAGTATAGCCTCTGAGAAAAAGATCGTTATGGCTCACATGGTTAAGTTTGAAGCGGTTGATGCTGAGTTCTGTGACCTTCTTGTAGCTTGGGCTGACGTTATTCGTAAGACGTTCTATGATGATGGTATTGATGACGTAATCTCTACTCGTCGTCTATGTCACATCGTCCAGACTTTCTCTGTATTTGGGAAGCGTGAAAAAGCCGTTGCCCTTTGTGTTAACCGCTTTGATGATGATATCAAAGAGGCGTTTAAAGACCTTTACGATAAGGTTGATCCAAGTATCGCCACTAACGCTGTTGAAGACGAGGGTGAAAACCTTGCTTTTTAATTGACTTTGGGGTGTAAATAAGGTATAATATGAAGTATAAGTTTAATGAAGATGTATTACTGGAAGAGATTAAAGCTTACATCGATGCTACGTATGATCAGCACTACGCGGCTGGTAGTATTCAATCGATGGAGTTTATCTCCTCTTCTGGTAAAGGTGTTGGGTTTACTTTAGGTAACATTATAAAGTACGCTGACAGGTATGGTAAGAAAGCTGGGAGCAATCGTAAGGATATTATTAAGATAATCCATTATGGTATCCTCGCGTTAAATGAACATGATCTAGGAGAAGTAAATGAAGTTAAGTAAAGAAACACGGGAAGTATTGAATAACTTCTCTATGATTAACCCTAACTTGGTTATCGATGCGGGTACT